ATGGTATAAATATCAAGTAGGATCTGGTGCAACCGATTTCGCATCTAGTGTTGATGCAGTCGGAGACAATATATTAATTGCAGGTTATTCAAGATCTACATTTGCAGATAGTGATGTTAATGGAGTATTTGTTGAATTTGATGCTATTAAATCCGTGGGAGCTAAAGCGTCAGTAACATAAGTGGGGTTGTTATGTCTAATTCGTTGTGTTATATTGAAAATGTTAAATTTATTGGTGATTTGTCATTGCAAGATGCTGATGTTCTGGCATACTATGCTAATATTTGTGAATCTATATTAGAATTTGGGTGTGGTGGAAGCACTCAAATTTTTTCTCAACTATGTCAAGACGTTATTAGCGTTGAGACAGATCAACGATGGATAGATGTTACGCAAAAACGTATTTCTAAAATAGAAAAATCTCATCCAGTAAAGTTTAAAAAATACACAGAAATACCTACAGATAAAACATATGATCTTATTTTCGTAGATGGTATAGATCATTTAAGAAAACAATTTGCTATCGATACATGGAAATATTTAAATGTTGGTGGCGTAATGATATTTCACGACACTAGAAGATTTGAAGATTTTAAAAATGCTGCTTGGGTTGCTCAATTATATTTTAATGAAATTGATAAAATAGAAGTAAATGTAAAAGCTACTGATTTAAATTCTAGTAATATGACTGTCATTAAAAAGAAGAAACTAGAAAATTATGTGAACTGGAATCACACAGAGAATAAACCTATGTGGGCATATGGTGACCTTAATTATGATGGTGAGATTTTATCTTGGGAGAATGTATGAAAATTGCGATCTACGCTATTTCTAAAAATGAAGAAATGTTTGTTGAACGATTCTGCGAGTCAGCTAAAGATGCTGATTTAATTTTAGTAGCAGATACTGGTTCTACTGATGGAACAGTAGAAAAGTTAAAACAATGTGGTGCTACTGTTCATGACATCTGTATAACACCATGGAGATTTGATAAAGCACGTGACGCAGCACTTGCTCTAATTCCTAAAGATATTGATGTGTGTATTTCTCTAGATTTAGATGAAGTGATGGAGCCTGGATGGAGAGAAGAAATTGAACGAGTTTGGCAACAAGGTGTGACAACTCGATTAAGATATCCATTTGACTGGGGTGCAGGTATTCGTTTTTACTACGAGAAAATTCATGCAAGACATGGATATCATTGGCATCATCCATGTCATGAATACCCAAGACCTGACTCTAGAATTAAAGAAGTATATGCACATACTGATCAGCTTTTAGTTAGCCACCATCCAGACCCAACTAAAAGTCGTGGACAATACCTTGATTTATTATTGCTTGCTGTAACAGAAGATCCAAGATGTGCACGTAATGCATTTTATTATGCACGTGAATTAACATTCTATCGTAAATGGGAAGAAGCTATTACAGCATTAAACAAATATCTTGCCATGCCAGAAGCTAACTGGATAAATGAAAGATGTTACGCAATGAGATTATTGGGTAAATGTTTTGAAGAAATTAACGATGGATGGCAAGCACAGAAATGGTATAGACTTGCTTGCGCTGAAGCACCGAACACTAGAGAGCCATGGTGTGATTTAGCAATGTTTTGTTATAGAAGAAGTCTTTGGCAAGAATGTTACTATTGTTGTTCTACAGCCCTTAATATAAAAGATAAACAATTGGTTTATACTTGCGATCCTGCTGTATGGGGTTCTTTACCAGAAGATTTGGCTTCTATCTCAGCTTGGCATTTAAAATTATACGATTCAGCTTTAGAACATGCTGCACGTGCAGTAGAGTTAGATTGTAATAATGAACGATTAATTAATAATTTAAGAATGATTGAACAATCGTTTCAGGATAAAGTTACAAAACAATAAATAATTAGAATAGTATGGATATATTAGTCCATAAACTCTAACATGGAAACCCGAAAATGCCTATCAATTCAAGAGAAACGTTAAAACAGTATTGTTTAAGAGATTTAGGTGCTCCTGTTCTCGAAATTAACGTTGACGAAGATCAACTACAAGATCGTATGGATGAAGCACTAGATTACTGGAATTTATACCATTATGAAGGTATTGAACAAATTTACATGAAACAACTAATCCGTGCCTCTGAGCTGACGATTTCAGATGCAATGACGGACGATTTTATTCTATCAGAAAAAGTAGTAGGACAAACTTCTGGAGCAACTGCTGAAGTTTGCAGAGAATCTATTAGAGATTATTTTGATTCTACTAAAACAAAATTATTAGTTAAAAATATAACAGGAACATTCCAAGTTGGTGAGTGGGTCTTAGGTCAAACATCAGGTACTAACGGACAACTAGATGCTGTTTTGCTTGGTGAATATGACAAACGTTATATTGATATCCCAGATTATGTTTATGGTATTGATAAAATACTTGGAATGGGTCAAGCATCATCTTCTAAAAACATTTTTGATTTACAATATCAATTACGTTTAAATGATTTGTATGATTTAACATCTACATCTATCATTTACTACAAAACAGTTATGAACCATTTAGCTTTATTAGATTTAGAATTAAATGGACATCAAAGATTTAGATTTAATAGAATGTCTAATAAATTATATCTTGATGCTAACTGGCAGACAGATTTTATTCTTGGTGACCATATTATTATCCAAGGATATCGTTTCATGGATCCAACCAGTCATGGTAAAGTTTATGGAGAGCCATGGTTAAAAAGATATACAGCAGCATTATTTAAACGTCAGTGGGGAACAAACCTTAAAAAGTTTAGTGGATTACAACTTCCAGGTGGTGTTACATTAGATGGGGATAAATTATATGCTGAAGCGATTGATGAAATTAAAGAATTAGAAGACGATTTAAGAAACAAATCTGCTCCTCTTGATATGTTCATTGGATAATAATGACAACAACTAATGTATATTTTTCTCAGGGTACTAAGAATGAACAGTATCTAATTGAAGATCTGATTATTGAATCTCTTAAGATTTATGGTCAGGAATTTTTCTACATTCCAAGATCTTTAGTTTCAAAAGATGAAATACTCGGAGAAGATCGCCTATCTCAATTCAAATCTTCATTCCCAATTGAAATGTATTTTGAAAATGTTGACTCTTTAGATGGTCAAGGTGCGTTTATTCAAAAATTTGGTTTAATGATGGAACAATCTGCTACTTTAGTTGTAGCACGTCGTCGTTGGGATCAAATGATTGGTAGACACAAACAAACTATTCTACCAGACAGACCATGTGAAGGAGATTTAATATATTTCCCATTAACCAAAGGTTTATTTGAAATTAAATTTGTAAAACACCAAGATCCATTTTATCAACTCGGTAAACTTTATATTTACAAACTTCAAGTTGAATTGTTTCAATATGCTTCTGAACGAATTGATACTGGTAATAAAGAAATTGATATTTTTGAACCTATGAAATCATTTGACACTAATGTCACACGAACACCTTATGGAGAGATTACTGCTGTTAATGTAACCAATCAGGGTTCTGGATATACAACTGCTCCTACTGTTAATTTTGTTGGTGATTCTGGACGTGGTGCAACTGCTGTTGCTGTTCTTGGTACAGGTGCAACTGCTGGTAAAGTTATTGCTGTTAATGTAACAAATGGTGGAACTGGATATCAGTTAGTACCATATATTTCTTTCATTGGTGGCGGTGGAATTGGTGCACAAGCTACAGCAGTTATTACGTCAGATGTTGACAAAGTTGAATCATTTGGCGATAATAATAAATTTAAAACAGAAGCAGTTGATGTGTTATTCAGTGCATCTAATCCATTTGGTGAAGTAGACAGAACTAGGAATACTGAATAATGTTAAATAATCAAGTTTTCTATCATGGTTTAATTCGTAAGTGTATCGTTGGATTCGGTACACTATTCAGTGACATTTATATCGATCGTCGTGAAGGTGATTCTGTAACTGGACCAATAGTTCAAAGACTTCAGGTTCCATTGGCATATGCACCCAAAGAAAAATGGTTAGTCCGTTTGGATCAAGATCCGACACTACAAAACCATACATACGTTTCACTTCCTAGAATGTCTTTCGAAATTATTGGATACACATATGACTCATCACGAAAATTAAATCGTATGAATCAAATTAAATGTGGTTCTGGTGATACATCTATGACAACTATGTATACTCCAGTTCCATATAATATTGACTTATCTTTATATGTTTTGACTAAAACTCAAGAAGATGGTCTGCAAATTATTGAACAAATATTACCAACATTCACTCCAGAATACACGCTAACTATTAATGCTGTGCCAGATATGAATGTTAAGGTAGATGTTCCTATTATATTAAATTCTGTATCAGTTGCAGATGATTACGATGGTGATTTTCAAACACGTAGATTTGTAACACATACATTAAATTTTCAAATGAAAACAAATCTATTTGGTGCTGTATCTAGTCAAGGTATTATTGAAACTGTCGATGCTAATGTTGGACAAAATGAAGACTTTACTAATCCAAGTAGAAAATATAATGCTGAAGGAGATGTAGCCACGTCAACAGTTACAAATGAGACTTGGTTAGACGGTTTTTAAAATATGGCAGAAATTTATAATAGTAACTCCAACTTAAAAGCAGCTGGTGTTACAGTTGAGTTTACACCTCAGAACATTCAAGAGTATATCAAATGCTCTCAAGATCCAATTTACTTTATTGAAAACTTTTGTTTTATTGTAACATTGGATCATGGTCTACAATTATTTAAATTGTATGACTGTCAGAAACGTAAAATTGATATTATTCATAACAATCGTCGTGTGATTCTGATGGAAGGTCGTCAACAAGGTAAAACAACAGTATCTGCTGCATACATTTTATGGTATACATTATTCCAATCAAATAAAACTGTAGCTATCCTAGCAAACAAAGCTACAGCAGCACGTGAAGTTTTAGATCGTTATCAAATTATGTATGAAATGCTTCCAAAATGGATGCAACAAGGTGTTACTGGTTGGAACAAAGGTGACATTGAATTAGAAAATGGGTCAAAAGTATTTACTTCTGCAACAACCACTTCTGGTATTCGTGGTAAATCTGTCAACTTATTATATGTAGACGAAGCTGCGATTATTCCAAATAATGTTGCCGAAGAATTTTTTACTTCTGTTTATCCAACTATTTCTGCTGGTCAAACAACAAAAATTCTATTGTCTTCTACTCCATTAGGATATAATCATTTTTGGAAGTTTTGGACTGATGCAGAAAAAGGAAGAAATGGATTTGTTCCATTGTTTATTCCATACTGGGAAATTCCAGGACGTGATGACAAATGGGCGAATGAGCAAAAAGCTGCACTAGGTGAATTAAAGTTTACACAAGAAGTTCTTTGTGATTTCTTAGGATCTAGTTTAACTTTAGTTCGTGCAGACGTTATAGCAAAAATGAGTCCTGATAGTATGATATATCAAAAAGATGGATTAGATGTTTATGTGCGACCACAAGCTAATCATACTTACTGTATAGTAGCAGATATAGCTAAAGGAGTTGGTGGTGATTATTCTGCATTCCAAGTTATTGATATAACAGAAGTTCCATATAAAATTGTAGCAAAATATAGAAATAATGAGATTAGCCCTATATTATACCCAAGTGTTCTATATAAAGTAGGTAAAGATTATAATACTGCTTGGATTCTGATGGAAACTAATATATCTGAACAAGCAGCACATATCTTATATTCTGAGATGGAATACGATAATATGCTTTTCGTTACTCGCCATACTAACGGACAGGTTGTTTCAGGTGGTTTTGGTGGCGGAAAAACTCAATTAGGTGTAAATACAGATAAAAAAATTAAACGTGTTGGTTGTGTCAATTTTAAAGCATTGGTGGAAGAAAATAAACTTATAATAAACGATGCAGATACAATATCAGAAATATCAACGTTTATTGAGAAAAAAGGATCCTACGAAGCCGATGAAGGATATCATGATGATTTAGTTATGCCTTTAGTGTTATTCGGATGGTTAACTACTAACTCGTATTTTAAAGAGCTAAATAATGTAAATCTACGAGAAATTATGTATAAGAAACAAATGCAAGCGATTGAAGAAGAATTAACACCGTTTGGGTTTTTTGATGATGGTGGTCCAGAGAAACCACCTTTGAATTTTTGAGAAATCGTATAAAAACTAAATAAAATGTAGACACAAAAGTTGTCTAGTAAAACTTATTAACAAGGAGAATTACAATGCCGTTTCAACTATCTCCAGGCGTTGCAGTCGTAGAAAAAGATTTCACTTCTATCGTACCAGCAGTTTCTACATCCATTGGTGCTTTTGCTGGTGCTTTCCAATGGGGACCAGTGCTAGAGCCAGTAACTGTTGGTTCTGAAAATGAATTAGTACGTCGTTTCGGAAAACCAAATGACTCTAATGCACAATCTTTCTTTACAGCAGCAAACTTCCTATCTTATACAAATAATCTATTGCTAGTTCGTGCTGACGCTGGCCACTTGAACGCTGTTGCTAGTTCTACAGGTGGTATTACTACTATTGCAGTTCAAACAGCAGGTAGTGGTTATGTTTCCACTGCAGCTGCACCAGCAGTAACAATCGGTGCTCCAGACACATTTGGTGGTATCCAAGCTGCAGCTTATGCAGTTATCTCTGGTGGTGGTGTTTCTGGTATTGCTGTCACAAGTGGTGGTACAGGATATACAACTCCAACAGTAAATATCGAAGCTGCTCCAGGCGACGATGGTGAAGGTGCTACTGCTTCAGCTACTGTTGTTGGTGGTGTTATTACTGGTATCGTTATTGATACTCCAGGAACTGGATACAAAGCTACACCAATCATAACAATTTCTGGTGATAATACAACTCCAGCTGTTATTGGTGCTGTTACAATTACTACTTCTTCAGTAACACAAATCGTTGTTACTAACTCTGGTACAGGTTATACTTCAGTTCCTTCCGTTTCTATTGCATCTCCAACGACAGGTTCTACTGCTACTGCTCAAGCTACTCTTTTAACTGGTATCGGTTTAAAAATTAAAAATGGCGAACAGTATATCCAGTCATATCAAGACGGTGAAGGTGTAGTTGGCGAATTTGCTGCAAAATATCCAGGATCTTTAGGTAACTCTTTAAAAGTTTCCATGGCAGATTCAAACACGTTCTCAACATGGACATACAAAGCTGAATTTGATAGTGCTCCAGGAACTTCTCCTTACGCTGCAAGCGTTGGTGGTGCTAATGACGAATTACACATCGTAGTTATTGACGAAGATGGGTTAATTACTGGTACAGCTGGAACAGTTATTGAAAAATTTGCTTTTGTATCTAAAGCTGTTGATGGTAAAAAACCAGATGGAACAAATAATTACTATAGAAATGTATTAAATTCACGTTCTGAGTGGGTTTGGTGGATGGATCATCCAACTGCTCTTGCTGTTTCTGGATCTTTATGGGGACTAGAAGCTGCATCACGTACATTTAAAAACTTAACAGGTGCTATTAATAGATCTTTTGTTGGTGGTACAGATGACTATGTATTATCAGATGGCGAAAAAATGAATGCATTTGCTTTATTTGCTAACGCTGAACAATATGACATTAGTTTAGTTATGGCTGGTCAAGCATCTCATGTTGTTGCTGAATATATTATCGGTAACGTTGCTGAAACACGTCTAGACTGTGTAGCATTTATTTCTCCAGAAAATATTAGTAGTGGTGATTATATAATCGGTTCAACATCTACAGAACAAAATGACATTATTGCTTATCGTAATGAATTACCAAGCACATCATATGCTGTATTAGATTCTGGTTATAAATATCAATATGACCGTTATAATGACAAATATCGTTGGGTTCCACTCAATGGTGACATCGCTGGTTTATGTGCTCGTACAGACTACACAAACGATCCATGGTGGTCTCCAGGTGGTTTAAATCGTGGACAAATTAAGAACGTTGTTCGTTTAGCATTTAACCCAAATAAAACACAACGAGATATGCTTTATAAGAGTGGTATTAACCCAGTGGTTACATTCCCAGGAGAAGGAACTGTTCTCTTCGGTGATAAAACTTTATTGGCTAAACCATCTGCATTCGATCGTATTAATGTGCGTCGTTTGTTTATCGTTCTTGAAAAAGCGATTGCAACTGCTGCTAAATTCCAGTTGTTTGAGTTTAACGATAGCTTTACACGTGCACAATTTAAAAACTTGGTAGAACCATTCTTACGTGATGTACAAGGTCGTCGTGGTGTTACAGACTTTGTTGTTAAGTGTGATGAGTCTAACAATACAGGGGAAGTTATTGATCGTAACGAATTTGTTGCAGATATCTTCATTAAGCCAAATCGTTCTATCAACTTTATTACTCTTAACTTTATCGCTGCTCGTTCTTCAATTAACTTCAGCGAAATCGGTGCTTAATTAGAGAATAAATAGAAAGAACAAAGGAGAAATTAAATGGCAAATATTGCTGATTTTAAAGCGCAGATGATTGGTGGCGGTGCTCGCCCTAATCAATTCCGTGTAGAATTAACATTCCCGTCTTATGTTACGCTAGGTATAGTAGCTGGACAGCGTGCGCAGTTTTTATGTAAAGCAGCTCAGCTACCAGCTTCTACAATTGAAAATTTACCTGTTTTATATCGTGGTCGTCCAGTAAATTTTGCTGGTGAAAGAGTCTTCCAACCATGGACTGTTTCTATCTACAACGATACAACATTTAATATTCGTAATGCATTAGAGCAATGGCAGTCTGGTGTACAAAATTACAACTCAACATTGGGTCGTGTTAATCCTACTGACTATCAAGTCGATTTACAAGTTCACCAATTAGATCGTAGTGGTGCTATCATCAAAACATATAAATTTGTTGATGCATATCCAACTGCTATCTCTGCTATTGGTTTGGACTATGAACAACAAAATGCTATCGAAATGTTTGATGTGGAGTTTACATACAACTTCTTCACTTCGAATACTGGTGCTGTTTCTGGCTTTGGTGTGAACGTTTCTATCGATACACCAATCGGATCATTCCCAGTATCTACATAATTTTTTTGAGGTAATTATATAATGCAAATTTTTGGTTTTGAAATAACACGTAAAAAAGATCAGGACTTGCCAAGTGTAGTACCACCAAGTCCTGGTGATTCTGGTGCCACCGTAGTAAACACTGGCGTAAATGCTGGTGGCTATTACGGTTTGGTTATGGATCTTGAAGGTGTCATTAAGAATGAAAACGATCTTATTCGTAGATATCGAG